GATATTAATATCTCGCGTATTTCATCTAGCACGTACTTGTCCATCCCGAACAAGAACGCGACGGGTCGCCCGATCCAGATCTGGATTAACCGGCGTACGGGCGCGACGGGTGCCGATAATGTCGTGGTCAAGCCGCAGTTCACGGTTTGGCCGAAGCCTGACAATACGACGACTTGGACGCTGGTCTATACCCGGTTGCGTCGGATGTTCGATGTGGGTACCGGCGTTAACGGACAAGACATCCCGTTTCGTTTTCTGGAGTGCATGATTGCGGGCCTTGCTTGGAAGATGTCCATCAAGATTGCCCCAGATCGCACGCAGATCCTGAAAGAGCAGTATAACGAGGCTTGGGACTTGGCAGCGGGCGAAGACCGCGAGAAGGCTCCAGATCGGTTTGTGCCACGGCAGAGCTTCTTGGGTGAGTAATGCCGAACAGGTTTGCAAGTGGCAAGAATGCAATTGCGGAGTGCGACCGGTGTGGTTTTCGGTACAAACTGAAACAGTTAAAGCCGCTGACCATCAAGACCAAGAACACCAATATCTTGGTCTGCCCAGAGTGCTGGGAACCCGACCAGCCGCAGTTGCAGTTGGGTATGTATCCGGTGGACGATCCGCAGGCATTGCGGAATCCCCGGCCTGACCTGAGTTATTATGAGATGGGTAACGACGGGGCAAACGGTAGTCGAGTGATTCAGTGGGGTTGGAACCCGGTTGGTGGATCAAGATCGTTTGATGCGGCACTAACCCCTAATACTCTCGCCCCCGCAGGCGAAGTAGGAACTGTAACGGTCGTAACGACCTAGGAGATTGAGATGGCTAACGAAGGTATGAAAAAGATTGCAAGAGACGAAGTGCGTAAGCACGAATCTCGTATGCACAAGGGCGTAAAGAAAATGCGCGAAGGCGGCAAGACCAACAGCGATATGAAGAAGTACGGTCGTGGGATGGCGAAGGTGATGAACCAGCGCAGCCCGATGCGTGGCTCTTCTGGCCCGAGGTAATTCACATGGGTAAGCCAGACTACACTTTCATGGACTGGAGTGACGACCCGATTGGGAAGTACAACCAGCCAAAGCCCAACACCGAATCGACGGGTCGCAATGGCTACCCTGAGAAAGATGTGAACAAGGGCGTCACCCATATGGACATGCAGGGTGCAGGGGCTGCGACGAAGGGCAAAAAGTTCGTGTCGCAGATCAATCTTGATACAGACATCAAGTATCGGTCGGGCTGGTCGCCGTGAATTATAGTCAGCTTTCTACACTGATTCAGGAGTATTGCGAGTCTACGGAGCAGAGCTTCGTAGCGAATATTCCTACGTTTGTGCAGGTAGCTGAAGAGCGGATCTACAACTCAGTTCAGATCCCGGCGATCCGTAAAAACGTAACAGGTACTGCGACAATTAATTATCAGTATCTTGCGTTGCCAACCGATTGGCTTTCGACGTTCTCATTGGCAGTCATTGACCCGGTTACGGGGGAATACGAATATCTGCTTAATAAGGATGTCAATTTTATTCGGCAGGCGTACCCTCCTCCAAACTCATACGGCAAACCTGCGTATTACGCGATTTGGGATGATGCCACCATGATTTTGGGGCCGACTCCTGATAATACGTATTCGATGGAGTTGCATTACTATTATTACCCGGTGTCTATCGTTAATTACGGTACATCATGGCTTGGGGATAATTTCGAGTCGGTATTGCTCTATGGGGCGTTACGCGAGGCGTATACGTACTTGAAGGGCGAAGGCGACATGATGCAGAACTATGAGGCAAAGTATCAGGAGGCATTGGGCCTTCTCAAACGTCTTGGCGATGGCTTGGATCGTCAGGATGCATATCGTTCTGGTCAGGCTAGGATTGCAGTCACATGAGTTTTGTAGGTGGAGTAGAAGTTGGACAAGTATTTGTCCAAACCACAGATAACCGTGAACACACGGTAGAAGAGATTGCTGAGCGGGCGGTCAACCGTGCGCTCCGTGCTGAAACCCGAGAGGGTTTAAAACAGGTACTTATTAAATACCTGCAAGAAGCGCAAACTTCAGCTTTGAAAGATGCGCGACGTAAGTTAAATAAACAAGGGTTTAATGACGCGGCAGCGTATTTAGGAGACTAAAATGGCTATTTCTCAGGCAATGGCAACATCGTTCAAGGTTGAGATCCTTGACGGTATCCACAACTTTGGTGTCGGCGTGGTCCGTGCTTCGACGGCAGCGGATGTATTCAAGCTGGCTCTGTACACTTCTTCGGCTACGCTCGGCGCAGCAACGACTGCGTATACGACTTCGGATGAAGTGTCCTCGTCTGGCACGAACTACACGGCTGGCGGTCTGACGCTTACGATCTCGCAGGTGCCGACTTCAAGCGGTACGACTGCGTTCATCGACTTTGATGACCTGACGTTCCCGAGCGCCACGATCACGGCAAACGGTGCTTTGATCTACAACGCGACTCAGAGCAACAAGGCTGTGGCAGTGCTGGCATTCGGCGGGGATAAGACCTCGACGGCTGGTAACTTCACCATCCAGTTCCCGGCTGCGGCGGCGTCTACTGCAATTCTTCGCATCGCCTAACTAGAGAATTCCCATGCCGCTCCCTATTGGTTGGGGTGAACAAGGCTGGGGTGAGCTAGGCTGGGGGTCTGAAACCAACATTATTGTCTATTTATCTGGCTGGGGCGCAGATACAGTAGGTTGGGGCGAACAAGGCTGGGGCGAAACCTATTATAACTTCACCGGTACCGGTGAGGTGGGTACGGTTTCGGTTGCAGCGAACGCTGATGTTCCTGTAACAGGATTTGAAGCGACCGGCGTACTTGGTACGGTTTTTGTCATACATGATCAAGTTCTTGCCGTAACCGGCTTAGAAGCAACTGGTCAAATTGGCACTGTACAGGCACTTTCAATAAATGGAGTGCAAGGAGACACCGCACTAGGCACGGTTTTTGTTGCTTCCGGAATCGTAGAACCCGTAAGTGGGGTTTTCGCTACAAGCGGAATTAGTGATGTTACCGTTCTTGAAAATGAAGTTGTTATTCCCACAGGAGTTGAGGCTACAGGACAGTTAGGTACAGTATTTCTTATTCTTGACTGTAAGTTCCCAGTTACGGGAGTAGTAGGAACAAGTGAGCTTGGTACCGCAGAGCAGTTCTCAAAATACGAGGTCACTGGGGTATCGGCAACGGGTCAGGTCGGAACGGTAATTATCAATGTTAGCTACCTAGTGACAGGGGTTTCAGCAACGGGGTATATTGGTTCGCAGACCCCGGCTGTAAATGTCTGGGGTTTGATTGATACTGATCAGAACGCGAACTGGACACAAATCGCGGCGTGAGGTACGTAAATGGCTAGTACATATTCAACTAACTTGGCCCTTGAGCTTATCGGTACGGGAGACCAAGCCGGTACGTGGGGTAATACCACTAATACCAACCTTGGTACGCTCATTGAGCAGGCCATTTCAGGTTACGTTACGCAAGCCGTAACGACGGGCAGTACGACGACGCTTACCATCCCAAATGGTGCAACTGGCGTAGCCCGTAACATGTATATCGAATTGACGGGTACGGGCGGTACCAACACGGTGCTTGCTGTCCCTGCCAACAAGAAACTCTACTTTATCTACAACAACACTACGGGTGCCGTAACGGTCAAAGTGACCGGGCAAACGGGGGTTTCCGTCGCTGCAACCGAGAAAAAGATTCTTGTCAGTGATGGCACGGATATCGTTGAAGCAACGAGCTATATCACCGCTGTTGGCGGTAGTCTAAGTCTTACGACTCTTACTGCTACGTCGGCCAATATCACGACCCTGACAGGAACAACTCTTGGGTTTACGTCAGCTAATATCACAACAGTTACAGGCACAACGGCTGGATTTACGTCAGCCAATATCACGACGCTTTCTGGCACTAATTTTTCGGCTACAAGTCTGACGCTGACGAATGCTCTTGCTAGAGCGCAGGGCGGTACGGGGCTTTCAACTGCTCCGAGTAATGGTCAGCTTTTGATTGGAAACGGCACGGGGTACACCCTTGCTGCATTAACTGCTGGTAGTGGTATAACGGTTACGAATGCGGCAGGCAGCATTACCATTACGAACACTAGTACCGGCGGTGCAGAGCCTTTTATTGTTCAATCCTACGGAATTGTTTGAGGTAAATACACATGGCTACTACAGCACAATACGCAGCAACCGTTCAGAACGCGCAGGCGCAAATCTCGACGGCCAACACTAACCGCAACGGTACTGGCACGATTGGTACCGTGATGACGGGGGCCACGAACGGCACTCGCATTGACGACATTTACATCGTTGCCACGGGTACGACTACGGCGGGTGTGGTTCGTCTCTTTATTAGCGACGGTACGAATGTTCGTTTGTGGCAGGAAATTCTGGTAAGCGCGATTACGCCCAGCACCACGGTGCAGGTGTGGAGTTACACGCTCCTCAATCAGGCTCTTATTTTGGAATCTGGCTGGTCGTTGCAGGCTTCGACGAACAACGCTGAGACCTTCAACGTCATTGTCACCCGCGCTGGAGACTTCTAATGAATTTCGGCACTTTTCAAGGTGCCGGTACCGGAACCACACCGGGCGGCGTCTCTCGCTATGTACAGACCGGGACGATCACTACGTCTCAGACCATTACGCCTCCTAATGG